CCTCTAAATATCAATCTACTAAATGCGCCTCGTACCACAAGCCAAGCAAAGAGCCTGCGTAGTTGGTTGCAATATCAAAGCCTGTTTCTGTTGCATTGCCCTGATACGAAATTCTCGCTTGTGCAGTCACTAAATCCAAAGTCACTTTAACAAACGGCTTTTTGCTGAACGGTTTTTTGAACTTGACCGTCATAAATTCATTGTTTGCGGGATTTGTCAGGAAGTCCGCCCGCGCGACATACGCCGCCTGATACTCTTTGCGGGTGTCGGCAATTTCATCGATACGCGCTACGGCGGCGGCAAGCTGTTTTCGCAAGTCGCTGTCGTCGTATGTTGCACCACCGCCCTTAGGCAGGTCAGAAAGTTGCTTCTTGACGGCTTCCAGTTCTTTTTTGATTTCGGCGTCGTCATACGGCGCGCTGCTCGGCAAAACTGCTACCGCCTGCCTGATTCGTGACAATTCCTGTTTGATTGCTGTGTCGTCATAACTCCCGCCACCACCGCTACCACCGCTACCACCGCCTAGCCCGTAGGCTGATACTTCAATGTTCATTCAGTACCTCCAACGTAAAAAATTTCACTTCGCGCCCGTCAAGTTCGGGCTGATTGATGTCGTCCAAAACCACACCACGCCCGATGTAGCTGTGAATAATTTTGCCGTCGCCAACCAAGATGGCGGAATGGCTAAACGTGCGCCCGAACTTCCACATAGCAATGTCGCCGGGCTTCGGATCATCCGTCTCTCTGCAAAACTTGGCGATGACCTCCAAATACCGCTCTGTGTCGCGGTGCAGGTGCCAGTCGCGGGAATATTTGGGCGGCGTGAAGTCATCGGGGACGATACCGACCGCGCCGTAAACACCGGCAAGCAGCATGGCGCAATCCACGCCCGCGCCCTTGACCATTGCGAAATGATGATAGGGCGTACCAAGCCATGACCGCGCCTCTTCGATGATTTGTTCTCTCAAATCCATTTCAGACGACCTCTTAAACCACCGTGTCAGCAGACGGGATATACGGGAATCCGCGAAAATGCACGACGTTATTGAATTTGTTTTTGCAAGTATCCTGACGCTTATTGCAGCCCGGATAAACCTTGAACACATCGCCTGCTTGCGGCGGGTAGGGTAGGCGTAGGGCAAACTCGAACGTATTGCCGCTATGCGCCTTAACCGTCCTGCTCAAGCCTGCGTTTCGACCGCTCGTAAACTTAATCACGCCCTGCGAAAACCACCCGTCAGGCTGCGTCAGATTGTGTTTCAGCGCATTGCCTGTTTGGCTGTTTTCCGTTACACGACCGTCCACCGTGAATTTCTCGCGGTTGACCTTGCAGCCCTCGTCATACAGCGTTCTCATACAGCCCGCCTGATAGATGTTGCGCGGGCTTGATACGTTCAAAAGTTCGATGTCAGATTTGACGTCAACCTTTACAGACGACCTGCTACCCGATACGTCCGACACGCGCCCAGAAAAGATATTCACAGCACCAACGGGGCGAAGTTCGGCAAGAGAGCCGATCACATCGGCAGCCGACCGCAAATCAACGCCCGAAATCCTAATGGAATCAGACGTTTGATATCGCGCCTGTATAATCAGGCTGCGTATTTCCTTGACCGTCTTGCCTGCGGGGATTTCGTGTTTTGCCGAAATGCGATCAGACAGTGTTTTTGTACTACCGTTGACCGCATCTTCGTACCAGCAGCTAAAATAGCCGACGGAATTGTCCGTATAGGTAACAGACAACTCAGCACCGATACGCGGATAGGGCTTGCCGTAGATTGACGTTGCGTTTTCAAGCGCAATATCACATGACAAAACAAACTCATTCGGCAAATCGCCACGAACTTGTAGCGTTTTGGTCTCGGTTCGATTCACGCCAGAAACCTCTAAGACGGTATTTGCGTCCTCAACCATATTGCCAATAGATGACGCACCGACGCCAAAGAAAACGCGGTCTATCTTGACCCGCGCGCCGTCCAACACGCCGCCCAAAGCAGCTTCAGCCCATTGCAATCCCTCAAGTCTGTAATCAGGGTCGGAGGCGATTTGCAGTGTGTTGGAATCCACGTCCAAGCCGACAGCGATACGGGTTGCCCCGCGCTTGATAATCAGCTTATGCGCTTCGTAGGTCTGCCCATCCCAAACGACGGGCATATCTGCGCTGGTATGGCGCAGCACCTGCCCGCCAGAAAGCGTGATGGTGTACAAATCCGCCATCTGAAACTCGTCGCTACCGTGTAGCAAGTCAATCAGTTCTTTTGTCGCTGTCTTCATAACTTCACACTCGTAAACTCAATCTTTTTGGCTGCCCACAGGCTGCCCAAAACGTTTTCAAAATCCACTGTGTCAGATGTGAATCTCACGCGGAAATAAAAACCACCCGTCCATGTAATCGGACGACCCGGTGTTTGCGGCGTGTTGAAAACCAAAACGCCTTTATCGGTAACGGTGTAATCGCGCCCATACGTCAACGCTACGCCGCCCACTTTGACGGCGGGTCGTTCCTTGACTGCCAACACAGGCTCGATAAAACCGCCCATCGAACGGACAAGCTGATAACGCGTAACGCCCTGCACCGTGTTTCCGATAGGCTGGTCGGTTACGGCGTTGTCGGTCGGGTCTTCGTAAAGGAAACTTTCGAAGCTGCCTTTACGGGCATTAAAGAATCCCGCCAGTTTTTCCAACTCGTTTACAGACGCTTTCGTCCGCAACACCTCGAACGACAGGGAAAACCGCCATTGCGGGTAGGTGTAGTAGGCGGTTCGCAATTCACGACCGCTCGCTGATTTTTGCGTCCCGGTACTCCATACCGCCGTTTTCTTCCGCCCCCACTTTAAGCCGGGAAACGTGGGGAAAATCGCATTACCCATTAGATGATTCCTTTCGCTTTCAGCAGGGCATTAAATTCATCTTCAGACAGTTCGTTGCCGCCAAGCATACCGATGGCTTCGGCTTCGTCCGCTTCGCTTTGTGCGATGCCTGACGACGGCTTAATGCCCATGTACGAGGCAACCAAGATATGTACGGGCGGGTGTTCTCGCCAATACTCGTTCAGGTGCTGGATTCGCGGCAAATCCAAGTTTTCGGCGACGTAGTCCCACGTCCACCCCGTAGAGGCGCAGACGTGGGCAATCATCGCGCCGAAACTCAGTCCGCCGTCTGAACTTCCCCCGCTTGTGCGGCTTCCTGCTCTTTGCGTTTCAAGCCTGAAACGTCCATCACGGCGGCAAACACTTCATTCATGTTGCCGATGTCGATTAAGTCGGCGACTTCTTCACGCGTCATGTCGGGATAATTGCGTTTCATAGCGGCATGGGCGCAATCGATAACGGTAGAGATTTGTTTTGCGTCTTGGACGTTGCCGTCAAACGTACCGATACGTTCTTGCAACTGCTCCAGCGCGCCAAGTGCGATAGGTGGGATAACGTAATTTGTGCCGTTCAGTTCAACGGTTACGCCTTTAATTCGTACTGTCATTTTCGCTTCCTAATTCAGGTCAAATAAAAAGACCGCCCTTTCGGACGGTCTGCGTGATTACTCTTGAATCCACAACGTACCGACTTTAAAGCCCGCTTCATCGGTTTGTGCCGTGAAGTCGATTTCAGGGACGGAAAAGTCGTCGTTTTTGGTTGAAAACAAGCCCAGTTTGCCACTGGTTACGCTTTCCAGTTCCAACAGGGCTTTTTTGCCCTTGAACTGCGTCAGGTATTTCAGTTTAAAGGTCGGCGTGTTGCCCATCGCCAAATTTGTCAGTTCAAGTTTTTTGGCTGACGGCATGGCTTGAGTGTATGTAAAGCTTGGATAAACGGTCTTACCCTTATCCGCTTCAGCAAAGGTGTACAAGCCTGTTGCGGATACCATGTATTGACCGGCTGTCGGATTGCTAGCGACCTTGACGTATGCCGTGCCATCGCTACCCATAACGCCCGCGTCTTCAACAAAGCGACCACCGTTAGGCGCGGTTGCCTGTACGGTATATGCGCCGCTTGCTGGAATCGCTTTACCCGCAACATCCGCCCAAAGTGCTTTCATGGTGCCGGTTGCATATTCCGCGCCGAAAAACAGGGTATTCAGGGCGAGACCGTTAATCAGCGCGCCCTTGAATTTGCCTGACACTTTGACCTTGCCTTGTGCAACCGCCAAAGCAAAGCGGTTTTGACCGTAGAACTCTTTCAATTCCGCCGATAAATCGACAGACATTTCTTGCAAGCCCATGATTCGCACGGGCGTTGCGTTCTGTACATGGTTGCCGTAAGCATCCGTAATCATTTCGGCGAACACTTCGCCGCTACCAAACGTCAATTGCATGACATTTCCTTTCAAAAATAAAACCGCATTACGCGGCGCAAATCACAATCGGGATAATACAAACTGCCTGCTCGCCAAGCGTTCCCTCGTCGGTTTCGACCGTGCCTTCGACGCGGCAATACTCGACATCCGCTCCATTAACCACTAAAGCCGTCTTACCCGTGATAGGGTGGACGGCGTTCACGGTATTGCACACCGCGTCAATCAGCGGATTCATGATGGGGGCGGGCGGCTCGCCTGACGTTTGGACGTACAGATACACGTCAACGCGCAAAATCCACTTGGTTTCCTGCCCGGTCAGCGTTACCGCCTGCATATCGCCCTGCGCCATGAATAACGCGGGTTGGTCATAGCGTTTTACGTCGTTCCAGTGCAGTAATTTACGGCTTTTGGTTGTAAAGCCGTCCAATGCGTCCAACTTCGCCCACAGTGCGGAATAAATCGCTTCACGGTTCATCGCAATGCCCCCTCAATGGATTTTTGCAAATCCGTTTCAATCATCGGCTTCATATCGCGCAAAGCCGACCGCAGGAATGACCGTTCAGGCAGGCGAACATTTCGAGAATGCGCGCGCACCTGAACGTATCGCGGGGATTTGAGTGGTCGCCCAAATGCCTGACGAACCTGACGCAAAGATGCCTTGACGTTTACCGTGCCTGCAAAGCCATATTCGTGCGCCTTGCCGTATCGGACGTTTGTGTTGACTTCGCCGATTACCGCGCTGCCCGTGTTGGTTACGCGCTGGTGTATCGACCGTCGCAGATTGCCCGTCCGTACATTCAGCACCTGACCTGACAGGCGGTTTTCCATGACTTCGCTTTGCAACTTCAACGCCGACCGTGCGACAGACTTCACGATAGCCGTCTGAACCTTGTCGCCATATGCTCGCAATAACGCCACCAAAACATCGCCGCCGATAAATTCCATCTTCAGCATCACACGCCTTTCCGCTTGTACTCATTGAGTATCGCAAACGCTGACGGCGGCATACCACCCGACTCGCTGAACGTTGAAAACGAGATGGTTTCGCCTGCAAGTGTTTTCGACTGTACGCCCTTGTTCTCGATTTCGTTCATCCGCTGCGTTGCAATAATCAAAATGGCTTCCTGAATGTCGGCGGGTATGGTTTCATAGCCCGCGCGGTACGATACCTCAACGTTTCGGATTCCCTGCGCAAAACAGGCATGGCGAATCAGCAGCCAGTTATCAAAATCCCAGTCGTTCGCCATGCGCCCATTGATTTTTACAGACGACACGGACAAGACAGGGTATTGATTCAGGACGATGCGGTTTTTGCCGTTGCCGTTGTAACGCTCGACGTAATCCGCCGCTTCGAGTTTGCGCCCGATGTAGGCTTCAACAGCCGCCGATACCCCGTCAAGCAGGGTTTGAAAATACGCGTCCTGCTTGTCGTGGGTAACGCCTAGCCGCTGCTTGAATAAATCAAGAGAAACAAGGGCGGTCATCGTTATTCAGCCTTTTCAGGTTCGGCGGCTTGTTCTGCTTCAGCCTGTTCGGCTTCGGCAGGCTCTACCGCTTCAACAGGTTCAGTTTGTTCGGCTGGTTGCTCTGCCGGCTGTTCGGCTTTCGCTTTGCGTCCGCGCTTGGCTTTTTCAGGCTCTTCAGTTTCAGCAGCTTCAGCAGCAATGTTGCCAAAGCCGAACTGATACAAGAATTGCGCTGCTTCGGCGGGTACTTCCACGATGCGGTCTTCACCCACTGTGTAGCTTTGGCTGCCAAAGGAAACATCGGTAAAGCCCTCAGGGGCTTGCAATTTAACCAATTCAGTCATTTCGATTCTCCAAAAGAAAAGGTCGCCTGAAAATTCAGACGACCTTGTTAGGGTTAGGCGGCGTTGGTAATCATACCAAAGGCAGGCATGAACATACCTTGCAGCAACTCGTCCGCATAGACACCGTATTCATACATACGGGTACGCAGCGGCCATTCGATTTGGTAATACTCTTGGCGCGTGCGTACTTGCAGCAGATTACCGATGCCTTGCACATAGGCAGGCAGACGGGTCGAGTAGAACAGGTAAGTACCGGCTGGTAAGTTCGGGTGTACCACGATGTTCAGTTCGTCGCCTGTGATTTTGTTCAGGTATGAACCGACCACCACACCCGCGCGAATGTTCGCGGCGTTGTCGATGTCCACTTTCATCTTAATCAGCGGCGCACCGCCGTTGCCGATAATCAGCTTAGTCAACGCAGCCAAATCGCGGGCGTTGACGTAGATGGTATCGGGGGACAGGCGGTATTTCGAGAAGAAATGCGCGAACGCTTCTTCAAATTCATACACACCGCCTGCGCCGTCTGAAGTCAAGCCGTTGCCTTTATTGTCCGACCAGAACGCGCCTGAATCAGGCAGGGCGATTTGGGTCAGCAAGCCGTCAAATTCCAGCACTGAAGTTGAATTGTCTTCAGACGGCAAAGAAGCAGCGGTTTGAGTACCCTCAGCGTCTGCCAAAATTTCCACTTTGGCAGCGGTGGTAATCGCGCCCAGTTTTTCAGAGCCAGCCGCACCCCAGTACCAAGCGTAGGCAACCGCGCCGCGAACGGCTGGAATCATGGCGGTTACTTTTTTGCCCGTGCCGACACCAGAAACGGAAGCTGCCGCAGATTTTTGGGCAGAGCCACCGCCAAATGTGTCGGTCGTGCCGTCAGCGTTTTGGCGTGTGATTTTGGCAGGGACTTGAGCAGTTTTGATGTTCAGGCTTTGACCGATTGCGCCGTTATTTGCGCCTGCTACGTCCCAATATGCCTGCAAACCCAAAGCCACGCAGACGATGGACAGGGTAGAGGCACTGATTTTGCCCAAAGTGTCGTTAGAGGCGACAGCGGTCGGGGTAGGGGTAACGCCTGATTTCAGGCTGGTGTTACCGCCCAGCAAAATCATTTCTTCGGCAACCATAGTCGCTTGCAGAGTTTGGGCAACCGCCAACGCTTTCACATCCTCGAAACCGCGTGCCGCGTAATCCGCTTCAAAGGTTACTTGGTTTTCCAAGCCGATGGCGCGGAATTGCGCGTTACGTTCGACGACTTCATGGTTGATGACGCCGCCGCGTTTACCCTCACTGATACCCGCGCGTTGATTGCCGACGTTGATATTAGTGATGGCTTTCCAGTTTGAGCCGATGGTGCGACCACCGCCCACGCGAGGGATACGGTTACGCAACGGGGTCAATGCGGGATAGAGTTTTTGAGACGGCGCGGAAAGGTCATAGGTTTGCAGACCAGTGGTAAAACTGGTCGGCTGAGTAAAACCTTTATTCAGCGGCTCGCCGCCTGCTTGAGCTGACTTCATCAGCTCAATTGTTTCTTTTGTGATTTGATTCACGTTCTTCATTTATCGCTCCTGATAATAAAAAAACCGCCTGTAAGCGGTGTTACAGACGACCTGTTTGTGCTGCCTTGACGAGTGTTGCCACATCATCAAGCGAACCGTCATTCTTTACAATCGGCTGAAAACCGTTCAGCGGGTCTTCGCCGTTATCTTCTGCCTTGCTGATGGCTTTAGTGCTGCCTTTCGGCGGGGCTGCCTGTTTCTTCAGGCTTTCGATTTCCGCCTGCGCTTTGGCAAGGGCGTCATTCGATTTCTTCAGCGCGTCTTGCGCTTTCGCCAGTTCGTCCACTGATTCGGCTTTGGCAAGGTCGTCTGATTTGTCGGCTTTAGCTGCCAGACCATCAACCAGCTTATCGGCTTCGCTTATCGTCAAAGCTTTCAGCGATTCGGCTAGGCTGCCCGCTGATTCTTTGATTTGCGCGATAACAGCTTCATCGATGTTGTCGTAGGCTGCGTCCTCAATCAGCCATTTCAGCGACATCAGCACGTCAGCCAGTGATTTAACTTGCCACATTGATTTAGCGACCGGCTCGTCTTTCGGCTTCTCAGCTTTAGCCAATACCGCTTTCAAGATGGCGATTTCAGATTCAGACAAGTTCACGCTTGCCGATTTCTCGGCTTCATCTTCTTTGTCATCAACCTTTTCGCCGTCTGCCTTTTCAGTGTCGTCGGCAGGCGTTTCACCGGCTTTATCGGCTGGCTCGTTGTCCTTGTCCGCCGTTTCTTCCTCGTCTTTCGGTTTGTCTGCCTTGTAGCAGGTAAAAACTGCGTCAGGATTGGCAGGGCGGTCAACAAGGCTGATTTCTGTCAGCTTCAAGCCCGTGATTTGCGACTTATTCAACTCGTCGCGGGCGGTAACGCTGCCACCGATTGAAAAGCCTTTATAAACGCCTGTTTTGACTTTCGTAACCGCAACAGGGTCAACGATATGCGCACCAAAGAACGTGCGCCCGTCGTCTTCTACGTTGATTTCAATAGCCGTTCCCGCTGCGTTTGAGCCGTGCATTTCACGCACCGCGCCAAACTTCATATAGTCGGGAATAGCCGCTTTCATTGCTTCCGCCGCGATGATTTCGCCGTCCGAATCGACCGCCTCACTTGAGGCATAACCCCAAACTTTGACGGTGCCGTCATCCTGCGCTTCCATCTTGGCGATTTCTGCGTATAACTTTGCCATTCTGTACTCCAAAAAAAAGCCGCCCCCGCAAAGAGAGCGGCAAACCCCAACACTACCAACAGTAAAATTAAACTTTCGGCATATCATCTGCCAAAACAGGGACGACCGTACACCTGCAATTAGGGTGGGCAGGCGGTGTCATACCGCCATGCGCGAAATGCTCATGCAGACCAATCACGCCCATCTTGCCGTTCGTATTGCAAATTTCGGAAACCTTGTCATCTTCGGCGGTTATCCACTGTTTACCAGCAATAAGCCCCGTTTCTTCCCAGCCTATCAGGTTGCCCATGCCGTCAGCCATTGCCGTTTCGGTTCTAGCAATGGTTCGGGCGCGGGCATTGCTAAAGGCGTGGGATTCTTTCAGACGACCTGCCAACTCCTGCACGCTGTCGCCGTTTCGCATGGCTTCGACCACTTGGGCGCGTATCATTTCGCGCGTCCCCTCTGTGATTTGCCACTCGGCGGCAGGATTTTGGATAAGCTCGCCGCCCACCCACTTCATGCCGACCATTTCGGCGGCTCGGTCATGCGCCCACTTGACGGCACGGCTGCGAATATTCGTAACCATACCGACAGCAGGGTCAGGCATTACCTGCAACAATGCGGCAACCGCCCCATCTTCAGCCGCCCGCCTGATAATCGGCTCGACCACATCAGACAAACCCGACCACTCGCTAAAATCCAAACCGTCGGTAACGATTTTCGCTACCCGGTTCAGTTCGGCGGTCAAGTCATCCGCCTGCCAGTCAACAGCAGCACCGTCAAACAGCGCGGCGATTTGTTCCGCCAAGCCGTCCACGCGCGTCAACAAATAAGCCTCAATAAGCGCGGCGGCTTCGGCTTCGCTCATTGGGCTTCCCGACTTTCCCAGTTTTTCAGCCTCTTGGTTCGGCTGTTCTTCAGGCTGTTGGTCGTCTTGCTTGTTTGGCTGTTCCTGCTCCGGTAACGGCTCCTTACCCAATTCGGCGCGGATTTCGTCAGCGGTCAGAATGCCGGCGTTTTTGTAGATGGCGTAGATTTCAGCCTGTTCTTTCGGGTTGAGTGATTCCTCTTCCTTCCAAACAAACTCATAAGCCGCCATATCCATGTAACGGGAAAGCACGTCATCAATCAGGGCTTTCACCCAGTTCTTCAGACTACTCATACCGTCTGAAAGTGATTGCTCACGGCTCGTCTCTGCCACACTGCGATTTACCTGCGCCACAAACGGCGTAGGCTCGACGCTAAACGCAAAGCAGACGACGCGTGCCAGCCATTCATCGTAAACGTCTTTTAGCGGCGGCTGCTTGGTCTCATGGAAGTTTCGGGATAACTCGCCTGGCACGAAACGCATTTTTCGCCGCTCTGCCGTCTCACCCGATAACAACAAATCCCAGTATTCTTGGAAGCGTTGGATTTCGTCAGCCGACCACGCTTCCGGCACGCCGACCAAAGCATCGGGAACGCTGCCCGCCGTGTAGTATTCCAGCGCGTGAATTTGCCGTTTCAGGGCAATATTCACAGTCATGATGATTTGCTCGACGGGCGAATACCCGTAAACCTTGTAGCTTCGATTATTGCGTGAGCGGTAAACCAACTCGTCAGCCGTGTAATCGACCGCCGCCATGCCATGCAGGATTTGCTGATACGCCGTTTCGGGCGGGGCAGGTAGGCGACCTGTGTTGTCCAAAACGCGCTTAATCGTCGCGCCGTCTATCACTTCAAGGGCGTACAAGTCGCCGCCCAGCGTTTTTCGTGGGTAGATGCACGGCGCGTCAATAACAAACAGGTCTTCCAGCAAGATACGCAGCCAGTCCGACCATGTATGCTCTTTATCAGGCGACTGGAAAAATGCGATCGCTTCATCGACCTTTCGGTCTTTGCGCTGTGATTCGTTGTTCGCCGTTGACGCAATATCGCGCTTTTGGATCGTCCACTTGAGACACTCCATTTGGTCTTTGCGCTTCTCGATAACCAACCGTAACACGTCGTAGTTATCGGCAAGGGCGCGTAATTGTGCAAAGCCTATCGCCTCACGTTCGCGCGGCTTGGAATGCCCAACGTTGTAAAACGGCTCGTAATCAAACCGCCGACCCTCTGCCTGCTGCGCGACAGGGGCTAAAGGCTCGCCCGCATCCATCCATGCATCCGCGTTGCCGGTAAAGGCGTAACGGACACCAGCGGCAACGCGGGCAATAAAGCCCTGTGATAATGGTGTCTTTTTACTCATTTGTTTGCCTCGACCTGCGATCGCAGGTAATCAATCATCCCTGTTCGGGTGTCCAGTAGCTCGCTGAATGCACGGCTTAAACAGTCGATTTGGTCGTCATGCTGACCATTTGGGAACATCCGCATTTCAGCAATCAGCGCGTCCGCATCCCATGTGCCGTCATCCAGCACCATAACATTACCGATGTTGACCTGTGCGGCGAACGGTTCAGCGCGCGTAACCTTGTCGCCCGATTCGGGACTGGTAGATACAGAAAAACCCGCCAATTGACGGGTTAAATATAAAGTTTGCGATTTGCCAGCCTGTCCGGGGTCTTGCGGGATAGATACTTTCGTTTTCACGCCGTCTTTCTGCGCCGTGTTTTTCAAAATCCTATCCCGCTCATCCGCGCCATACTGACCGCGCACGACGTTGGCGATGATATACCGCCCGTCTTCTGTTACGCCAAGCCTACCGCCTGCTGTGTAGTCGCCGTCGTTTGCAGTGGACGCCAAGTCCCATCCGCGTACCCATCGGATATTCCCAGCGGGCAGGGCTTTCACAAATTGCAGATTGTCAGGCTTGAACGTACCGCCATCGGGCGGGGCAGGGCGTTGTAAATACTGCCCAGCGAAGACATACGGCGCGGCTTGCTCCATTCGTCGCAGCGTCTCGATGTCGTGCTTTTCAGGCCACAACGCCGTGCCGTCGTCTTGAATGGCGGATAAGCACAAATGCTCCCACTCTTCGCCGTTGCCGCCATCAAGCAGCCAGCCCGCGATGTCTTTCTCGTGCAGCCTTTGCATAATCACGACAATGGGTGTTTCAGGGCTGTTTTTCCGTGATTCCAGCGTGTTTTGAAACCAGTCGATGACGTTTTGCCGTCTGACCTCGCTTCGTGCTTCGTCAGCCTTATGCAGGTCGTCTAAGATTAGTGCGCCTCCGAAACCATCCCGATGCTTGCCCGCGCCGAAACCTGTAATCGTACCGCCTGTACCTGTTGCGTACATCACGCCGCCCGCAGTCGTCTTCCAGTGATGACTGCTTTCGCTTGCAAGCTCCACACCTGGGAATATCGCCCGATATTCTTCATGCTGGACAAGGTTTCTAATCTGCACGGAGTTATTTACCGCCAACGTCGATGAATAGCTCGCATGGATAAACTCGCTATCAGGCGCACGACCCATCGCCCACGCGATGAAGTTCACAACCGCTATCTCTGTCTTAGAGTAGCGCGGCGGAATGTTGATAATCAGGCGTTTTGTTTCGCCGTTAAAAACACGCATCAACGCAGAACATATTAACTCATGATGCTTCGCCTGCGTCCATTGGTAACCGCGCCGCTCTCGAAACATCCAGCGCGTGAATGTGTATAAATCGCGAAAGCAAAAATCACGAATGACCGATATTTCTTTTTCATCAAATTGCTGTAATGCCATTTTATTTTAAATTCCATTGGGAAATTAATCAGAAATGGCATTAAAGCCGTCTATGGGATTGGCATTTTGTGCTAAATCTTTCGCAAAACGTCTTCAGCTATCTTGCGATATTCTTCAGCATCTAAGCGTACCGTCGGCGTCATACTGCCATCACTCGATTTAACGTCAAGCTCCGATTTGTCGCCGTATTTCTTCGGCGCAATCTTTGACGCTGCCCATTTGCGGGCGTCTATCTGTAATTTAGCCTTTGCCACTGACGCACTTTCCGCCTCCACGTTATCGGCAATCTCGATAATCTCTTCCGCGAAATAGTCCGCCTGCTTATCTCTCGCGCGCGCGTATTGTTCCGAAAACTCTTGGTTTTCAAATAACCACTTACAAACGGTCGAGGTTGACGGCATGTCATCTTCAGCACAGATAGCACGCAAACTTTTACCATGCGCGATTTGTTCGCAAATCTTCTCAGCCAAGTCTTGACTGAATTTACTAGGACGCCCGATAGGGCGTTTTTCTTTTTCGCTCATATCGAACCTCACAGAAAAAAGAAAGCCGCCTAATTCCAATCTTGGATCAGAATACAGACGGCAAAGGAGAGTAATACGCCATGAAAAATGGATAGCCCCATACCGATAACGGCAGGGGCTATGTGCAAGAACCGCTTTACAGCCTGTCATGGCAGGCGACCATTAGGACGGGCAAACGCGTTTCACTTGCTCCGCGTTCTGTTATCACTATGCCTGAATCACAGGCTATCTTGAAATGCAAAAAACCGCCCAATAAAGGCGGTTTATATAGCTATTTCCAAACTATATCATAATTGTATCTAAAAGGTTTCACGCAGTCAATATGTTAGAACAATTTCATATTAGAAATTTTCTCAGTTTCAACGCCATAGCTGATTTGGTCGCCGCGCACAACAAAGGCATAGTCCTTAAAGCCTGTATATCCACCATGCTGATTTTTTGCATTAATACGCGCGTTGAAGATATGACCAAAGTAAAACATACGTGTCATGCAATTACCCATTGACGGGTCAATTTTTGCACAAACCGCAATCCACCCTTTACGCGCTGGTGTTGTGTCAACACTGCGAATATTCATAGAATCAGGGTCAACAAGGTTATCGACCGCCCATTCTTTTATCGCTTTCTCAAACTGACTAGGCGGCATCGGGTCTGGATATGTCGCAGCCGCTAACTGCTGTTGATTCGGCTCAATCGCCGCCGCGCATCCTGCCAAACCAGCAGCGACAACGACGGCAAGAATCAGATTCTTCATTTTTTCATCCTTTTTTTGTGTAGTAATGTGGGTTATGAAATTATGCCACAGCGTTTAAACTCGTCATAGAGTTTTATTTGTGCGGTCTCTTCTAATCGAGCGATGATTTGACTGACTTTTTTTTGTTGCCGCCATACTGTTGCTTTTGACACATCATACCTGTCCATAATATTTGTCTGTTTTGGGCATCCCGTGAACAGATTAGACAATATTGCGTCACACAGTAACAGATTCACGCCGTTGTTTTGCTCCTCGATGTATGCCGTCAGGTCGATAATACCGCTCAAATCCGCACTGTATTTGCATTCTACCGCCGCCAACTCGTAGCGGTTCAATATGCGCTCAATGCGGCTGATAATCATCGCGGCATTGGCGTGTGTTTCGGCCTGCGTTAAATCCCCACCGCCGCCCATCACGCCTTTGCTTTCACACCATGCGCAGACGGACGCCGTGTTATTTAACGGCTCCATCCGCACACCTTGAATTTTATAAACATCCCGTAAGACTTGTTCCACGTTTTTATACATCAAAACTCCCAAATTATGCCAAATTCCCCAGCCGCCCACGACTGCAAGCGGTTACACTATAAAGCCAAACTCTTTAGATGCTGCCTCTCTCGCTTTCACTGCATCTTCAATATGTTCAAATAAACCTAATATTTTATTTTTCCTATTAACCATAATCCTAGCTTGCCATTTTTTAGACGGCTTATGGAAATAAACCCCAGTATGCCCGCTAGTATTATTTTTAAACTTCCCTCTATTTTTCATATTTTCAGCATGTGTAACATCTCTCAAATTAGATATTCTATTATCTGTCTTATCCCTATTGATATGGTCTATTGAAGAAGCGTGTTTCCCATAAACAAAAAACCAAATTAATCTATGTGCATTATATTGTTTCTTAAATATTTTTAACTTCAAATACCCCAACCTGTCTTTGTATAAGCAAACCTCCTTACCGGAAAATCTGGTATTCCAAGATTTGTAATGCAAATCGCTATTAAAATACTTTCTTGGACGCTCCGCCCAATATAACTTTCCTGTATTATCATCATATCTTAATAATTCTTTTACAATCTCGTGCGTTAGTCCCATAAAACACCATGCTCCATAGATGCCCAGGATATAATCTTTTCTTGATATTCAGACATTTCCTGAACTGATAATTTTGTCGTTGATATGCCCATTAATTGTCCGTTAGGCATTTCAATACATCCAATAAATTTTCTTTTTAAAAATTCATGCCATACATCTTGACTAAATCTTTTCCCATCGATAAAAACTTTTTCTGAAATTTCACGATACAAAAATCATAACCGCCTGTTCTGCTCGACGCTCCGTTTGGATTTGTGCGGGCGGATCGTAATGTCGAGATTACCGTTTTGAAACCACCCATTCAGGTTGTCCCAAATCGACCGCATGACTTCCTTCTTGTTTTGGGGCGTCAGCATAAATTTCGCTTCGTTCATTTCAGACGACCTTTCACGCTGATAATCCCTAACTCTTCAAGGCGGCGCATCGTACGGAATTGCGACCGCCGCATATAAAACTCTTTATCTTCGCGGCTCAACTTGATATGCGACCGACCATCTATCACGTCATGACAGGCACTACACCCAAAGCCGCCGCTCAAGTCATCGCTTTTCAGCCCCATGCCGTGCGTCTCGCTTGGGAAATGGCAAAAGACAACGGTTTCAGGGTTGTAATTGCACACCCCCGCGATGTTTAGTGTGCATTGCTCGCCTTTAGCGGCGTTGCGTATTGCGCTCATTCCAACTCCTCAACCTTTACCACCAAGCCGCCGCCTGCGACCGGCTCATTGCTATACTCGGCAACAATACGTCTGACCTGATTGTCGTTTTCGTAGGCTGCGCCCTGTAATGCGTCCAAACAGACTTTCAGGCAGTTGTCCAAATCCAAGCAGACTTTGCTTGCCGACCCGTCTTTGTTCGCCTTTGGGATTAACTGGACTGTCAGACTTACCGCCTTGTTGGTCGGCTTGATACCGTTTTCAGCGGCGATGGCGGCAACCCGCGCCTTGTATGCCACCGCCTCTTTGCTCACGATTTGACGGTTTCGGAACGTCCGCCAATATCGATTAGTGCTGATAGGGTAGGGCAAACTTAAAACGTCCATTTCAACCCCAATTCTTCGTAAACTCGTTTAGCCGCGCCTGTGTTCCAATACGCAGAGCTTAAAAGCGGGAATGCCTGATTTGCCATTCGCGCCGCTTCGCGCATCAAGACACCCACATCGGGAGCGGACTTTTCTCGCAGCTCTTGGCGTTTTTGTTTCAATGCTTCCTTGTTATTTTCGCGGTAATACTTAGCCTCTATGCTGCAACAGTCTTTACATCTTGACTTGTATGCATTGTTCCCATAAGCATCCAAGCCAGCCCTATGAAATTCTTCCAACGGCTTTTCTTCCCCGCATCTGCTACACACTTTCATCATTTTTTCGTTCTCCATTTTTCAAAAATTTCACTTCTCTTTGCCATCGTTGCCGCCGGCGCGGCTTCAAAACCGCTACCACCCGACCAAAAGTCTTTCAGATGGCAGATATGCCCACCGTGGTAATACGTCGCCCTTTCTTCGGCATTTCGCGCCTTTGTGCATTTCGCAAACCCGCGCAATTCAGTCTCAGAAAGTGCTTTGAAATCTGAGTAGATACAGTGGTAACAGGTTTCAGACTTCATATTCGTTTCCCCACTTATTGCCTTGCTCGGTCGGCGTCCAATTCAGATCAGGTTCGTTTTCAAATCGTGCAAACTGTCCTTTCCATCCACAAACCACGCTTCCCATTTCGCCGTCTCGGTTTTTAGCGATAATCAACTCGGCAAGGTGCGGGTTGACTTGGTTGTTGTAGTAGCTTTCACGGTGCGGCATGATGATGATGTTTGCGTCCTGCTCGACGCTGCCGCTGCCGCGTATGTCTGCCATGTTCGGGCGTTTGTCTGCCGCTTTTGCGCTACCCCTGTTCAACTGGGCAACCAGCACGACGGGGATATTCAGTTCGACAGCAAGGTTTTTCAGGCGGCGTGAGATATTGCCAAGCTCCGCCACTTCGTCTTTGCCCGGTCGCGGCATGATGTGCAGATGGTCAACCACCAACAAATCAAGACCGCTCGTCATTTTCTTTTCCTTTACCAAGAAGCAAAGCTCGTCCACATTCAACAAGTCGCTATTCACATCAAGCCGCCAGTCAGACGCTTTCATCATGTAGCCGCCCATGTTTGAGTAATCCATCTCAGTCAGACGACCTGTTTTCAGGCTTTTCATATCGATACTGCATTCCGCCGCCATGCTTCGGCGGGCAAGTTCCAGTGATGACATTTCGTAGCTTTGAAAATGCACCGCCTTTCCCTGTTTCAACGCAAAGCGGGCGATATTTTCCGCCAATACCGTCTTACCCATCGATGGGCGGGCGGCGATAACAATCAGGTTCCCATCGGGCAGCCCGCCGATTGCTTCGTCCAGTTGCGGCAGACCTGTCGGCAACCCGAACCGCACACCTTCAAGCCGCTTATCCAAATCGGCGATTAAGTCTTGCAGGGTTTCGGTATAGGTTTTGTTTTCGCGCTTTACCGCGTCTTTCCCTACTTCTGCCAAGCAATCCGCCGCCGCATTGAGTTTTTGGGCAACGTCGCCGCCGTCTTTGGCTAGGGCGATTTTTTCAATATCGGACGACACTTTCAGCAATCCCCGCTCTATGTAGCGGTCGTTCACGATTTTTGCGTATCGGGCGATATTTGCAGCTGATGGCGTGTTTTGCTGCAACTCAATCAGGTAGGACAGACCGCCTGCGTTTTCCGCTTCGCCGCGCGCCTCCAGCTTGTCGCTTACCGTGATGACGTCTATCGGCTCGTTTGCCGCCGCCATATCCAGCAGGGCGCGGAAAATGATTTTGTGTTGCGCTTGGTAAAACTTTTCGGGCGTCAGCGCGGCGCATTTCACAATCGCCGCCGGGTCAATCAAAACCGCGCCCAAGACCGTCTGTTCTGCTTCAAGGCTCGTCAGCGATTCGACTGCCATCATCTCTTCGATTTCATTCATTTTTTTTCGTTTCCTCGTCTTTGGTTTAGTGTTTCGGCGGTCGCCATTCGATGATTTTCAAAAAGTTCGCAGGTTTGAAAATCCAATCAAAGCTGACTGCAAATCCCGAATTGTTGTCACCCATCCAAAACGGATTCATCGACACTTTGCGGAAAACCGATGCAAACCAGTTCAAGCCGTCTTCAGTGCTTTCAAATCGGATTTTCCCGTTTGGGGCTTTCGTCCCTTTGATTTCCATCCATCGCGCCGTGATTGCCCGTTTCCGTGTTTCGTTGAGTAGCTGCACGTTCGGCAGGCGGTCGCCCAGAATCTCGTTGTAGCAGTCTGCGATGGCTTGGCATGGCACGCTGTCGGATCGGCGGCGGCGCGGAACATTCCCATCTTGGCGGTTTCCCTTTCGACTGCTGTCGGTTTTGCTTTCGCTGTTTGTCTTCAGTGTGGGTTGTTCCGCTTCTGCTTCCTGTCCCACTGTCTGCAAAACATCTTGGTCGTCTTGCTCATGCGTTTTCGCGTTAGCGGAAACAAACGCGTCAGCGTTCAAATCGTCTTTTCCGTTTTCGTCGTTTGGGGGTAAGGGGGTATTATTTAATCTTGTATTATTTAATCTTGTATTATTACCTTTGACTTTTTCGTCAATAGGGGTCATGACTTTTTCGTCAATAGGGGTCATGACTTTTTCGTCAATAGGGGTCATGACTTTTTCGTCAATCCAAATCTTTCGACCCTTGATTTGTTTACCCTCGTAAACCATTTCCAATCTTAAAAAACCAAGTTCTGAAAGATGGCTTATCCATCGGCTTACAGTCGCTTTTTCGATCCCGTACAGTTCGGCAAAATAGCCATTTGACGCGGTGCAATATCCAAACTTGTTTGTCAGGGCTGATATTTCAGCAAAAAGTAAACGCTCCGCAGGTTTCAGGCGTTTTTCATAACGCACATAAGCGGGCAATATTGCGTAAAAACTAGGCTTTTCGTTGGTTTCCATCATCAACCCCTTTCACTTCTTCAACCCACTTATCCAATGCTTCCTGCGCCTTGCTCACGTCTTCGGCTTGCATATAAGCCAACACCAGCAATCGGGCTTCGTGTATTCTTTGCTCTCGATTCATGGTTCAATTCCTGACTTGGCTATCGAGTAATGCGCGACAGGTCTTTTACAGTTGCCGACCTTGTAACGCGGTCTGTTAAATTCAAATCCACGGCTTTCTAAATCCGTGATTCGTGCCCCAAGCTGTGTAATCTTTAGCTTTTCATATGCTTCGAAAGATGTGATATGTCCGTTCTCACGGATGTAATCGACAATCTTCTTGCATTGTGTCGCTGTATCGTTCATAATCGCCTTTCGTCTTACCTGAATCGTTTCCTCGCGTTCAGGGGGAATTGCCCGCCTCGTGCGGGCTTTTCTTTTGGTTATTCACTTGCTTTTGAAGCTGTTTTCTTTTGCTTCTTGAGAAACAAATCAGGGTGCTTCAGCTTGATTGCCGCTGGGATTCCGCGTTTACTCCAGTTGAAGACACATTGCGGGCTTTTCCCTAGTTTTCGGGCAATGGAGGAGTAACTGCCAAGAGAATTTAAAAGGCGTTTATCCTGCTCAATCTCATTTTTTTTATCCATCTTGTAAACTTTCTGTTTAAGATTTAGTCTCTATATTAAACACTATGTTTAGTGATAAGTCAAGACTTGTTTAACAACATTTTGTTTAATTATGAGAAAATAAATTTTTAACTGGGAGTAGATGATGAATGAAACGACACAAAGGCTTTTCCAAGCCGCAAAAGATTTGAAAAACATAAACCTGCCATCTGAACTTGCGCGGTTTTTGAACGTTAGTCAGCAGGTTATAAAAAACTGGGAAGCGCGCGGCGTGTCGGCAAAGATGATTCCTGAAGTAGCGGAGCGACTGGGAATATCGGAAAGGTGGTTAAGAACAGGCGAGGGGGAAATGATTGGAGATGATGAAGTCCAGATAGAATCAAACGCTACCTTAATTGGTACGCTGGACGTTTGGGACAGCAAGACGCCGTTATCGGCTGATGATTGTGAAGTCCCGTTCTACAAAGATATACACTTATCGGCGGGGAACGGATTTTCAGACGACATCGAGGACTACAATGGCTATAAACTGCGTTTCTCAAAATCAACGCTTAGGCGACACGGCATCAATCCCGCCGATGTGGTTTGCGTTTGCGCGGACGGCGACAGCATGGAGCCGGTATTCCCCGACGGAGCAACACTCGGCATCAATACTGCTGACAAAGTCATCAAGGACGGTAAAATCTACGCTGTCAATCACGGCGGGCTATTACGGACGAAAATTCTGCAAAAACTGCCTGACAATAAAATCCGTATAAAAAGCTACAATTCCGAAGCCTACCCCGATGAAGAGGTAAGCCTAGACGACCTGTCTGTCATTGGGCGCGTGTTTTGGTGGAGTGTGATGGCCTGAAAACAACACAGAAAGCAACTACGAACATCGATAAACACATACAGGCAGTTGAAATTAACTTAAAAGTGAACTAATATGGCGATACTACTCTACGAAGGGGAGCGATTCGACTGTATATTATCCGATCATGCCGCCGATCAAGTCAGCATGAGCAGCGAAGATGATGATTTCCCTGAAGCCTTATTTGGCTACGACACAACCGAACTACTTCAAAGGATCGTCCTTTACTGCAACAATCCGGGCGACTTGGTTTTTGAAATTGAATACAATTGCGAAGGGCATCCTTGGTTTGCTATCAAAACCCAGCGACCCAGTAGCTTGCGTGCCTATTTTAGGCATTTCGAGGCAAATGAAAGGCAAATGGTCATCACCCATTTTGCTAGAAAAGAACAGCAGAAGCTGAAAGATTCAGACAAACAACAAATGTATGAGAGCTATGATGAATATGCAAGAAATGGCGGTTACTAAACAAAAGAAAAAAGGTGTTCTTAACCGTATGCTTGAGAAATTCTCAAATCGAATCAAGCTTAACCGTGCTGACTTAAGCATTCAGGTGGTTGATTTGTTACGCCATGAAATAGAACAGCAAGGTTTGAAACAGGTGGATATTGCCGCCAAGATTGAGATGAATAAATCAGCATTATCTAGGGTGTTGAATACCAATGAAAAAAACTTGGAACTTAATACCATTGCAGACATTGCTACCGCTTTAAACAAACGCTTTGTTCTCGAACTAGTAGATGACCGACACGCTGTTACTGCTTTGGCGACTACCAAGTGTATTATCCAAAACTCCTTACAGCCACAGCGCACCATCCGCCAATCTGTTCAATTCCAAGAACCACAAATAGTTAATAGCGTTTTGATTAATCAAACGGTATCGTCATGAAGCTTAAAATTACCCTATTAGACATTAAGCCGGTTAAAATCCATTGCGATATTCCAATGCCGGAAAACGAAGAAATCCTAAACACCCCAACTATCAACATTGAGGAGCAGCTACAAGTATCGATCAGTACAGTCAGGGTTAATGATACTAAAACAATTATTGATGCCCGTTTCCACACTAGTTATCACTCTTTTTTTATAAATAACACCACCCCGTGTGCCATTGCACAGCTTGACTTAGGTCATTCTGTATTTTTGAAGATTGACACAGAGGAAGAGCTAAAATTTGAAGAATTAATGAAGAATGAGAACTTTTTAAAATTATTATTAAAAAGTGCCGAGCCTTCGCTTCATATGAAAGTAATGAACTTACTGGAACAATTTAATATTCCAAGTAGCCTATTTGCTTCTCCAATTGAAGCTGAAATATAACACCAAGCCCGCCATGCGCGGGCTTTCTTTTTGTCTCTTGATAGGGGTTTACCCCTTTTCGATAGGGGTTATACCGTTATTTGCTTCACATTTGCCGCCCATTTGGGCGGCTTTTTTTCGCCTTGTTCAAGGCGGTTCAAATCAGTTCAAACTAAATTCTTTTTAAAATCAACATTAAACAAAAAATTAAACAAAATATTTAAACAAAGCGTTGCATAAAGCTAAACGTTATGTTTAAATACACACATCGAAACAAAACAGACAGCTAAACAAAATCTGACACAGTTTCAACGCTCTTTAAAGTCAGGAAACGCAGTAACCGCCCTTCAGGTAGGCGAAAGCCGATAGGAAGACATGGATAGGCATGGAGGAAGTCGAACAAACGGTTACAGGCAGGCGGGAAGCCGAAAAGACAATAACCCGCAGCGCAAATTTTTAATTTAAGAAAGGAAACAAAATGGAAGTTAAAAAATTTGAAGTAAAAAGCCCCTCTGATTTGCTGGCGATGTTTGTGGATATTTTGGCAAGCGCAGAAAGCAAACAGCAGGCAGAAGAAGAACCCTTGCCGCCTGTAACAGTTACAGAGGCGAAAGGCATTAATGACTTTGCCATCGGCAAGGAAGTGATTATCCGCACATATTCAGCAGGCGTTTGGTTCGGGGTGTTGAGCCAAAAAGCAGGCAATGAAGTGATTCTGACGAAAGCGCGCCGCATGTACAAATGGTGGGCAAAAGAATCAATCAGCCTGTCAGGTGTCGCACGACACGGCATCAAGCAAGAAGACAGCAAGATTTGCGGCGAGCTTGATTCCGTATGGCTTGAAGCAATTGAAATTATTCCAGTAGCAGGGGGCGCGGCGGAATCAATTCGTACCGCGCTAGAGGTTGCCCAATCATGAGCTACCTAGATAAAACTATTGGCGGCGGCTACGGCGACGGCTACGGCGACGGCTACGGCGACGGCTACGGCGACGGCTACGGCGACGGCTACG